CTGGAGCTTGAGCTGGTGCCTGTGCTGGTGCCTGAGCTGGTGCCTGTACTTGTACCTGAACTAGTGCTGGTACTTGAACTAGTACTATCACTTGTTTTTGATTTTAATTTTGTTTTGGCCTTTGACATGGACTTTGATTTCGGATTATAATTTATTTTTTTTGCATCTGCAGGTTTATAAACCAAGAAATGTTCATCGTAAATTCTAGTGCCTTTGTTATCTCTCAACTCTTTCATCTTGTCTGCTTTGTGTGCACGCATTTCCTCCAAACTTTCTTGGTGTCCGTAGCAAGTAATACTAAATCGTCGCAATAATCCCTTTTGCGACAATCGATTTTTCTCTTGTACGTCAAACAAAAAATTGGCCATACAAAGAATTCGGTCGCTATATCCCTCGAAACTATATCCATAAAGAAAAGCTAAATAAAAACTTAACATTGTGTCAATGGTAGCCACTTTAATTTCCTTATCTCCATCATCAATAGTATTGTAGCTATGGCAACCAATAGTCGCGTAAATATAAGCAATCGTATCTTTTCCAATTTTGACCTGATAATTTTCGGGAATTACTTCGCCAACGGGTTTATGATATATTATCTTGACGTTTTTAATATCACTATCTATAAGACGTTCCTTCAAGATTTCTGCAGTTGTTTTTGGGTCATTAGAGAGAACATCAAAATCTGGTACTTGTTTGAGTTTCTTCTGTAATTTTGTAGGCATATATTTAGAATACATTGCAATAGCATATCCTCCAAAAAACACAACCGACTGATTGATTAATATATCTTTGGTAATATTGAAAATTTTTTCTACTTCATTAGGTGAAGCTTCCATCGGTCGCTGAAAATCAGTATCATTACATTTGGTATTTTTCATGGGGTAGTGTTTATTCAATAGACGGAGACGCTTGTACACCTTTTCCCAACGCCCAGTATCCCCTGCAGGTCTACTCAACTCTAGATACATTGACATGCGGAGAAAATTGGGCGGAGTATACAAAATACCATTGACGCGTATAGCGTGTTTTTTAAGAGAATTGAATAATGGTTTGGGAATATAAGTAATATCCGCAACGGGTATAAACTGCACAAATACCTTGTAGGTCCCAAAGTGCTGACCAGCTTTGGCTTCCACTTGTTCAAACCCCTTTTTGTGATAAATATCCGCCAGTTCTTTGGCATCGTCCATTGCGTTTGGAGAGAAAAAATCATAGTCAGGAATCTCGGTCTCTTCATCATAAAATTGCTCATCCTTGGGTAAAATATTATTAATTGCTATACCACCATACGGAATTAACCTTTTTCGTTTGATAAAGTCTGCTACTATTGTGGTCATTTGTTGTATGCTTGGTGAAGATACTACACGTTTGGCTATTTTTTCTTGTGCTAAATCAATCGATGTACGCAGAATCGCGAGTTCGCATTCTTCAAACGTCATTTTATTATCACATATACTTTTTACTTTCATAAGGTATTATATATTATACTTATAAAATATATTCACTTGTCGCACTAAATTAAAAAAAATTGAAACATTATTATATAGAAGTAATGTATACAAACACAGAATCAATATGAGTCATCAACAAGAGAAAGCAGTGGGTTGGATGTTGCATGCCCTCAAAATTGTATTGGGGGATGAAAGCATCCGCCGATATATTATATTGTATTATTATCCAACCATAAGCAATGCGTCCAAGAAATGTATTCGCACATTTGACGCATTTGTTGAAACAGGTAAGAAACGCGAAGATAAAGCGAATGAAATTAGAAAATATTGCACAAAGATCTGCACAAAACCAGACAAGATTGTTTTCACTGCATCGAACATTCAAAAAACACCATGTGACAACGAAACCCATTTTCAAAGTTACATTATCGACAATAATTTAAAACATGTGAGCGTTATTGATCCAGCATACGATTCAAGCAAGCAGAATAATTTTGGTATCTATTTTGCAGAGATATCGATTGAGGTGATAGTTCCCTTCTTTCAAAGAAAAGGATATACTACAGAGTTTGTCTCTCTCGTCACCCCCGCCCAAATTGATGTAGGCGACGTCTTTTGCCAATCTTGGACACTATACATATTGCTTGCAATGTTGAAGCAAAATGAATATTTGACAACTAATACATTTGATATTCCTAAAGATCAATTGGACAAGTACGACATGTTGCTCTGCTTTTATCATCAGATATTTACGGATATGCCCGAGCTGCATGAAAATCTACAAGTCGAATATAAAGGGGAAATTTTGGAGAGCCGTGGTCCAAATAGATTAACCAAAATAGAAAAAGAGTATTTGCTGAAGTTTGATCCGATAGAGTTGTTATTCGGTCTTACAAAATATGAAATGCAAAAATAAAAAAATATAAACACGGGGTCGGGGTTATATTTTTTTATGATAGTCGCATTTTTTAATTGGAGTATTGACCCCCTGGAACTTCAATAGTACGTGGAGCATAAGATAGTTTTGGATTTGGCGGCGGAGGAGCAGGAATAGTAACTGGTACATATCTCAATTCCACTGGTTTCAAAACAAATCCATGTCCATTTACATCAAAAAAATTTGTATCTTCGGCAAGATTACTATCTTGCTTTTGATATCGCATTGCCACCATTTGACATCCCAAACTTCTAGATAACAAACTTCCAGGATTTTCAGGATTAGCACCTTCGTCGGGCAAAACGATGGTCATATTTTGTTTATTATACGTTTTCATTTCATCAATATCGGGAGTGTACTTGACACCACTTGTAAATTTAAGAGTTCGCATAAAAACCGAATTACTTGTCATATTAACATATTCCTTAAAATCCTCATTTTCCATAAACGCCGAATTTGATTTATCCACTATGATAATTATTTTTCCAGCTAGATCTAATAATGGCACATTTCCTAAATTTCTGCCTTTATTTTCAAAACTATAGCTCTTACCTAACAAGTAACTATTTATGCTTTCAAATAGTCGAGCCATACGTGTATACATTCTCTGATTGTTACTCATGATTCTTAAATGCAATATGATAGGGTCATTCGGATTGGGTGCGGTACTGGTTGAAAATGCAAAATTTTTAAAGATTGACAATACGTCAGAAAAATTGACAGAGTTAAATGTATCTTTTACATAAAAACTTTTTCCAATAGAGGTCGCGACAACGGGTTCATCCTTGATTGAATATATTTCAAAATCGAATCCCCGAACTCCTTGCTTTAAAATATCTTTCAATATACATGTAGAAACCGTATCATTCTCATAAAAACCGACACTACAAGCGTTGTATGCGGATTTAATATAATAATCTTTTAACGTATAAGTAAAGTTGTTGGGAGTATCCTTGATTTTACTTTGGTTTGTTGTAATAGAACTGATTTTTCCATCAAGATCTGCATAAATTGTACCAAGCGATTTGCATGCCTTGGCTTCTAAATTATTTAGATAATCTGACCCATAAATTGCAATAATTACGCCAATAGTAATTACTGCTATAACAATTGTGTAAAATATCGAATTTTCCATATCTGTTATAAATATATATTATATTATCCAAAGAAAAGAGTTAAATAATATTAGTATATATTAATAACGATATGGCTGGGGGTTTATTATCTCTTATTAGCGAAGGTCAACAATCTATTATATTATATGGTAATCCTTCAAAAACTTTTTTCAAGAGTACATATTCTAAAATTACCAATTTCGGAATGCAAAAATTTCGCGTGGATTATGAAGGTGCACGAACACTGAATTTGACTGAAGAATCCACCTTTACATTCAAGGTGCCTAGATATGCCGATTTATTGATGGATAGTTACATATCAGTTGATATGCCTAATATTTGGTCACCAATTTGGCCGCCTACACCAGAAACGGGAAATAAATGGGCGCCATATGAATTCAAATGGATAGACAATTTGGGTATAAAGATGATAAGCAAAGTAACTATTACATGTGGAAATCAACGATTGCAAGAATTTTCAGGGGATTATATATTATCACAAATTGAACGCGATGCAAACGGAACAAAGCGATTATTGTTGAATGCTATGAGTGGTGCTACGCCCGATATGAATGATCCAGGTAATAGTGGTTCTCGTGTCAACTCATATCCAAATGCATTTTATACTGACTCCAATGCGGGTCCTGAACCTTCTATACGTGGACGAACTATTTACATTCCATTAAATGCTTGGTTTTGCAATAAAACCCAGCGTGCATTTCCGCTCATAGCTTTGCAGTATAATGAGTTGTTTATTAACATCACATTTCGTCCAATTAATCAGTTGTTTACGATACGTGACGTTTTCGATCCGTTTTACAATTATCCTTATGTGGCACCGAATTTTAATTTAGAACAAATGCAAATGTATCGATTTGTTCAACCTCCACCAGATATTACATTGTCGTCCGCAGCATATATCGACAAACGTTCTATATGGAACGCAGATATACATTTGAATTGTACATATTGTTTTCTCTCTAATGATGAGTCGAGATTGTTTGCAATGAACGAACAAAATTATATATTTAAGCAAGTACATGAGAATATTTTTTATAATGTAACTGGACCCAACAGAGTTCAACTGGACTCACTTGGATTAGTGTCAGATTATTTGTTTTATTTCCAACGAAGTGATGCAAACTTGCGTAATGAGTGGAGTAATTATACAAATTGGCCGTATAACTATTTGCCGTCAGATCTGATTATAGCTCCAACAGATGGAACATATAATGTGATTGAATTAGATCCATCAGGTAATCCTATTAGCGTACCGATTGGTCCTGGCGTCAACCCAGATGGTTATCAAACAGGTCTGATGTTGACTGGTGATTATAATAGTCAAAACACCAAGGCAATTTTAGTAGAACTTGGGATTTTGTTTGACGGAGAATACAGAGAGAATCTGCAACCTGCGGGTGTATATAATTATATTGAAAAATATATTCGCACGCCTGGATTTGCACCCGTTGGATTATATTGCTACAACTATAGTATGAATTCGGGCGCATTATTTTCAGATAATCAACCCGCAGGGGCAACTAATATGAATCGTTTTAATACGATTGAGTTGGAATTTACCACAACAATACCCCAATTAGACCCACTTGCACAAGTGCTTACCATATGTGATCCGAATTCGGGAGAGATTATAGGCATAAACAAACCAACATGGAGAATTTACGACTATAATTTCGATCTGCATTTTTTTGAAGAGAGAATAAACATGATTACTTTTGTGGGTGGCAATTGCGGACTCATGTACGCAACATAAATATTATAGTATATTGTTGAAAATGATGGAAAGTTTGCAAGTAAATGAATATTATACAAAAAAATATCTATAGTTAATATAATATATATGAATCAACCAAATATTTTAATTGGTGTATATGTCTGTTTTGTGATTCTTCAAATGTATGTGGTGAAAAATTATATATTAGATTGGCAATCATTAATAACTGGTTTTAATACCGAACAAATGAGGTATAATTTATCTCATAAACCAGAATTAGCAGAGGTTTTTACCCAAGAAATATCTTCTAGGATGAAAATGTTAGATCGCATGGATTATGTTGATTGGATTAACTATAATAATAAACACCCAATAGTAACACATGGAAATTATGAATACGATATTTCTATTTACGAGAGGTCGGTCAATGACACGGCAAACTATTTGAGTAATAGTCATTATACATTGAGAGCAAATAAAAATTCAGATATTTTAGGTTTGTCTTACGTAGATTTATTAAGGCAAACAAATTATGCCTTTTTGTTTAGTTTATTTCAACCAAACCCGGATTTTCTTGAGACAATTTACAAAGGCCCAGTATATGAAAATAACATAAACATATATGCCCATTTTACTTTGGACCCTGATACGAATCGTGCTGTAAAAACAAATGTTGTTACTGGGGTGTGGAAAAAAGAACTAGATAATGATCATACGTTTGACGGAGTTATAATTATTGAATATAGCTTATTAGACGTTGAAAGTCAATATTCAAATAAATATTTTGAATTTATGGAATCCCCATTTATAGTCATGGTAAGTATAGGAACTATAATATCATCGCTACTTTTATACTATGCTTCAGGTCAAAAGAATTTTTGGATGTCATTATTATTCTTATCCATAATAAATATATATTTAACCAAATTTATAAATACAAAAGAGGGTGTTACGACATTAGCCGTAGAAAGTGACAAAGTGAAAGACATAAATGATGGAATATTAAGTATCTCATTTTTGGCAGCAGTAAACATATACATATTACAGACGATGAAAGACGTAAAACATAGTAGAGAATTACACAATGAATCTGCCTTTTTATTCACACTGGCGCTAGTATTATTGTTATTTGCATTGTATAAAAAAACCAATTATAATAAAATAGACGATATTCGTGTTCATAGAATAAAAAAACAATTCATGTATAACACTTCTATATTTGTTAATTTATTCATATTATTCAATTATTTAGTTTATGTTAGTAAAGATGGTAATGTAATCAATGCTATTAAAGTATATTTAAAACGTACATTGTAGTGATTCATTGCAATTATCCATAGTAATAATTCGTTATACACATGTGAATATTTACACCTTTTAACATTTCAAGCACCGATTTCAGCACCTGAATATTCTATCCATTCTGTTAGTGTAAAAAATATAAAATCATCAGGTAAAACATAATCCTTGAATTGAAGTTGCCAATGATATTCTCTTGAAAATTTTGCTAATTCATAACTCCAATTTTTATGCGTGAATTCTCTATTCATAATATTCAAAAATTCATTTTCGGTATGTTCACCTGTTTTATTACAACCAATTCCATTATAAAAAATTTTCATATATTTATTATAATCGTAATATTTTATTTTGAACTTTTTATTTGAGATATGTGTTTTTTTATTTTTTATTTTTTATTTTTTATTTTTTATTTTTTATTTTTTATTTTTTATTTTTTATTTTTTATTTTTTATTGTTTACACCCTTGAAGATTTAAAACGCCGTTTTTTCAATATATTTATTCATAGTATATATACTGAATGT